TCGAAGTTAAGACGCGCTCATTTAGCTATAAAAAATATCCTACTTTAATGGTCAACGTGGGCAAGGTATTATATGCGCGTCAGTGGGTAGATAACGGCATAAAGGTAGTTTTGCTAGTTGGCTGGACTGATGCGGTAGGGCATATATCGCTTACATCTGATAGCTTTGCGGCTTTGGGCGGCAGAAAAGATAGGGGCGATCCTAACGATGAAGATGTGATGATGCACTTTCCTATCGAAGATTTTACGATGATTGCGTACCGATGATAATACGTTACAGCATGAAAGGCGCACCAGTGCCGAAGGGTTGGCGGTTTGAGCCGTTAACGTACCATTATGACCCTGCTGCTGGTTATGGCATCTTGATAAAAGAAGATGATAACGCAGAGCATATAAAACAGGTTTTGATGGCGGTTTATGATGATGGCATATTGGTTACAGTAGATGGCGAGTGTAGTTTTAGGCGCATGACAAAACAGCAAATGCTTTGGTTAGCGCAAGAGTTAATAGAGAAGGCAGCTAAAGATGGTTGATGAGCAAGCGGATAAGGATTGCCGCTACTGCAACGGCAGTGGGTGGGTGCTAGAGCCAGAAGATAACACTGGCAACGTAGGCTGGTTTATTTGCAGATGTGTAGATAAAAATAACCAGTGCGATGATTTTATCGAAGATTTGATAGATAGTGCAGGGGGGCTTATATGAGCATCAATAAATTATCGCAAGTGATGAAAACGCCAATGCCTGACCCTATAGCTAAGTTTATAATGGTCGTGCTAGCTGACCACTATAACGATAGCACTGGCACTTGCTGGCCTTCCATAGATACGATTACCGAAATAACGGGATGCAGTAGGCGCACCGTAATCCGCAAATTAAAGATGCTAGAAGAGGCTGGCTTAATCATCAGATATAAGCGTTATAACAAAACAGATATCTATGAAATCTTTATAGGTGACACTCTGACACGTGACACAGTGACACCTCTAGGGGTGACAGGTTGGCACACTAACTCTTATAGAACCCTTAACAAAAAGAAGGGGGGAAAGATAAAAATATCTGAATGGCAGTTAGATGATGAGTGCAGACAGTATGCTAAAGGCAAGGGGCTATCACCAGATGGCATTATGGATAGCATCAGGCTATGGGATGAGCAGAACGGCAATAAAGCAGCTTATGCATCCCCATCAGCATTTTTCAAGAATTGGTGCAAGCGCGAGGCAGACAAGCCGCAGCGCGGTTACAGCAAGCCAACAGGGGATAACTTTGGCGTGGCGCAAAAGAAAGTATTTAACGCTGATGAATGGGATGCGTTGAGTGATACGATGAAACGCTTTTACAAGCAAAACCGACCATCAGCAATACCAGAGGCTAGAAGATGATTGAGCAGGGGAATGGCGAGATAGCCAAGCGTTTAAAGCAGGGTTTATGCCCGAAATGTCTTAGCCAGTTAGTAGGGCGGGTATTTGGCTGGCATTGCGTTATATGTGGCTTAGATATCGTTAATGAAAAAAAATTAGAAAAAAGTGAAAAAAACACTTGATCCTATTATTACCGTTGTGGTAAGATGATAACAGGTACAACGTCATTTATAAGGGAGTTAAAAAAATGACAGTTTCAATAACCAGAGATGACCGCAACGTAACGTATTGGGGTACAGAAGGTTGCGATATCTGCGAATTTATCGGGGTAGAAAATCAATATCGCGTTGTAAAAATTCCTAACAAACGCGTTGCGGTTTTGGTTGAGCGTAAGCGTAAGGATGGCTCACTGGTTTGGGCAGATGTTTCTAGCTACCACCATAGCAGACGTTACTCAGAGGCACGTTCATTTGTAGAAGAAAGGGTGTGGGCTTAACAGCCCTGCCCGAAAGGGGATTGATATGAAAGCGGTAACTGAAAGCGTTATAATGATTGTTGTAATGTGCGCCTTTACAGCAGGATGGTTAAAGTTTTATGAGGGGCAGCCTACGTGGTGGCATCTGATAGTATGGTTGGGTAACTAGGGGGGGAAGTTATGAAGTCTTATAAGTTTCATTCGGATTATCAAAGTGATGTTAGTCTGGATTATTTAAAGCGGCTACACTTAAAGCTGTTAGAAGAAAAGCCTAATGATTGGGAATATAATGAGTGGGAGTTATACACAAATTCAATAGCCCGAACCATACAGGTTTTAAGGGACGGGGATATAGACCCTTATGATTTATAGATAAAGGGGCGGGATTGACCGCCCTTTTTTATTGTGCAACAGTGCGGCTATGGATGATATGGTAACTTTCTTTGCTGATGATGTAACGTGCCAAGCTTGCGGTAAAGACACGCAATGCTATGTGATAGAGCATAGCGGCACGATTAACTGCACTGAATGCGATGAGGCACTGCTAGATTTTACAGACGTTTTAGGCGATACTGTTGTTGTGTTACAGCTAGAAGATGGGACAGTACACTAATGCAGATAAACGTATCCAGTAACATTAGCACGTTTACTAAAGCTATAGATGCGTTCGGTCGCAATCAAATTCCATTTGCTACATCTATGGCGTTGAACGATGCAGCGTTTGAAGTGCGTAAAGATACGATAGAACGCGTCTGGCCTAAAAGTGTTAAGCTGCGAAACCCTGCGTTTATGAAAGCAGTGATGATGCCTATACGCGGAGAGAACAGGGCTACTAAGCGTAAGCTAACCGCTACAGTGCAAAACCATCCAACAGGTGCGCGGCACAGAGATTACCTACAGCGTTTAGCAGTAGGCGGTGTTAAGACACCAGAAGGGCGTTCATTAGCAATACCAGCGCAAGACCTACGCACTAGAGCAAGAGGCGGTGTTACTGCTGGCAACAGACCGCGACCAGCACTAGATAAGCCGCGCACGTTTAGGCAGACGGTAAACGGGCACGAGATGATATTGCGTAGAAGAACGCAGCAGAGGTATCCACTACAACGCTTGTATTTGTTAGAACAGTCACCAGTGACTATAGATAATCAGTTTAGCTTCTACGAAGAAGGTTCGCGTACAGCAAGGCGGTCTATGGCGCAGAATTTTAATAAAAGATTTGCACAGGCAAAGCGCAGTGCTAGACGTTAGGTTCTTCTGCAAGCTGCCGCTTACGGGTAACGCGCGACCGCAAAATTTCTCTAGTGACAGAATTTTGACATTAATTCGAGGATGGTCAGAAAATTGACACAAACAGCACATAAAACCAGAGGCAGACCGCCTATTCAAGATGCCGACTATAATGCGGCTAGAGCGCGTAAAATGGAAGCTGACGCGCAGATGGCAGAGTTAGAGTTATTGCAAGCAAAGCGCAATCTAGTTTCATCAGAAGATGTTACAGCCGCGTGGGTGGATGTGCTAGCGGCTATGAAGGCAAAGCTACTGGCACTGCCTACAAAGTGCGCTCCTATTTGCGCTACCGAAAAAGATATCAAAGTAATCCAAAGCGTAATCGAAAATCAAGTTAGGGAAGCATTAGATGAATTATCAGCTTACCAGCCCGATGAACACGCTGGACGCACAACAGGCACTAATAGCAGCAGTGCAACAGGCGATGGTGACATTAAAGCCGCCACCACGCCTAAGCGTAGCAGAGTGGGCAGACCTAGAAAGGCGGCTAAGCTCAGAAGCTAGTGCGGAAGCTGGCAGATGGCATACCGCTAGGGCAGAATATCAACGCGGCATAATGGATGCCATCTCTGAGCCTGAGTTATCCGATGTTGTGGTTATGGCAGGGGCGCAAGTAGGTAAAACCGAAATGCTACTTAACTGCATCGGCTACCATATCGCGCATGACCCTGCACCTATGTTGCTAGTGCAGCCTACAGCAGAAATGGGCGGGGCATTTAGTAAAGACAGGCTAGCCCCTATGTTGCGTGATACCCCGCAGCTTAAAGGCAAGGTGAAAGACCCGCGCAGCCGCGATGCAAATAATACAACTATGCACAAAGTGTTTAGCGGTGGGCATATTTCAATTGTCGGTTCTAATAGCCCTGCTGGTCTTGCCAGCCGTCCTATCCGCATAGTGCTTTGTGATGAGGTGGACAGATACCCGCCTAGTGCTGGTAGTGAAGGTGACCCGATACAGCTAGCGCGTAAACGCTCTGCAACTTTCTGGAATAGAAAGATTGTAATGGTTAGCACACCGACCAATAAAGGTGCGTCTAGGATAGAGAGTGCATTTGAGGAAAGCGATAAACGCTACTTCTATGTGCCTTGCGAAGATTGTGGGCATCATCAGCGTTTAGTCTGGTCTAATGTGCGCTGGGATGAAGGCAAGCCAGAAACCGCGCATTATATGTGCGATGACTGCGGCAGCGTTTGGGATGATGCAAAACGCCATCGGGCTATTAGGGCTGGCGGTTGGCAAGCTACCGATGAATTTTCTGGCGTGGCTGGCTTTCACATATCGGGTATTTACAGCGTTTGGACACCGCTTGCAGATGCAGTGCGAGATTTCTTATCAGCAAAGAAACTACCTGAAACCCTGCGCGTATGGACAAACGTTTATCTAGCTGAAACGTGGGAAGACCAAGGCGAGCGCGTGGATGATTACGCTATATCGGAACGTGCAGAAGAATATTCAGAAAAGCTAGATGCTGGCATAGTTTGCATTACCGCAGGGATTGATGTGCAAGATAGTTATCTAGCCCTAGAGATAGTCGGGTGGGGCAGGGATGAGGAAAGCTGGTCTATCGATTGGATTACCCTTTATGGTGACCCATCTACCCCGCATCTATGGAATGATTTGGATAACCGCTTGCAAGCCATCTATGAGACTGAGGATGGTCGGCAGCTAGGCATCAGGTCGGCTTGTATTGATAGTGGTGGTCACTATACGCAAGCGGTGTATAACTACGTCAGGCCGCGCGAAGGAAAGCGGATATTTGCTATTAAGGGTATGGCTGGCGAGACACGCCCTATTGTCAGCAAACCTACCAGAAACAACATCGGCAAAATCAAACTGTTTACCATTGGCGTTGACAATATCAAAGAATTGATTTTTAGCCGTTTAAAGGTTACAATGGCGGGAGCAGGGTTTTGTCACTTCCCAACAGGCCGCGATGATGAATATTTTAAACAGTTGGCAGCTTCAGAAAAGATTGTCACAAAATATCATAAAGGCTTTCCGCGCAGGGAATTTGTCAAAACACGCGCTCGAAATGAGGCACTTGATTGCCGCGTTTACAGTTATGCCGCTTTGTCGATACTGTCATTGCGGCTAAATGATATTGCGGATAGGATTGCAAATGCACCAGCAGAGCCAGAAAAGCCACAGCAACCGCAAGTGCAGAATAGTCCTATTTTTAAACCACGCCCATCGGGCGGTTTTGTGAACGGCTGGCGATAATGGCAAATTTATTTGATGTAGCTAATGCACCTACTACCGAACCTGAAACGTTTGCGATAGGTGATTTTGTACAATGGAAGCGCGAAGATTTAGTAGGCGATTATCCTACTGCAACGCACAGCGCAGAATGGGTAGCTAGAATATCTGGCGGTGGCAGTGAAATCAAAGTAACGGCTACAGAAACATCAACTTATTATTTATTTACCATTGCTAGCGCAACAAGCTCTTCTTTCACGCAAGGCCACTATCACTGGCAGCTAGAAATCACAGAAACATCATCAGGCAACCGCATCATCGTTGATACAGGTACGCTTGATATTGAGCATGATTTAGATGATAACGTAGACCCGCGCAGTCACGCGCAAATAATGGTTGATAAGATTGAAAGCATTTTGCAGGGCAAAGCTGATGCAGACGTTAGCAGCTACAGCATAAATGGACGCAGCCTAACAAAAATGTCATTTCAAGATTTAATAGACGCGCGTGATTTTTACCGTAAAGAGTACGCAAAAGAGTTGCAGCTAGAACGCGCTAAAAATGGCGATGCTACAGGCGCAACAGTTCTAGTGAGGTTTTAGATATGGGCGTGATGGATTTCTTTAAAGG